GCGAGTCTGCTGGATCGACAGGTCGGAGGAATGCTGCTGCGAGACCAGCTCCTTTCCGTACTCGTTGAGAGCCTTAAGCGATTCCTCCAGCGCGACCTTGTAGCCGATGGTGGCCTTCTCCGCGCTGGTAAGTGCCGGCCGCTTCTCATCGAGAAGCTTCGTGTCCAGTTCGAGAATGATCGCAGCGGCCTTTTCCGCGGCGGCGACCGCGGCGATTTCTTCGGGCGTCCCGTCCAGCACTTTGAGGTAGGCCCTCTGCGCCTCGATCAGTTCGTTCAGCTTCAGGATTTCGTCGCCATAGATGTCCTTCTTCTCCTTCTTCGGCGCGCCGAGCCCTTCGGTGTCGGGCTGCGGTAATTCCGGCCGCTCTGGAGATGGCGCGGCGATCTGCTTCTTCGCCGGGGCCTCTCGTTGAGCCTTGGCCTTGTTCAGCGCGTCGATGATGAACTGCGGCGTCAAAGCACCGAGCACCTTGCGCGCGAAGGCGAGCACCGTGCTGAAAACCGACTCGAAAATCTGGACGATGATGTTGTTGGCTACCAGGTCCATGAAACTGTTCCACACGCTCTTCATGAAGGTGACGATTTTGCTGAACGTGTCGCCGAGCCACGAGAACACGTTGCCCATTACGATCCACGCAGCGTTCCAGATGTCGCGCAACTCGTAAGTCGTGCCGCCCAGGCTGAAGGTCGCATCGCGGAATTTGTACAGGAGCGCGATGATCCCGGCGACGGCAGCTATCGCAATCGTCACGGGGCCGCCCACCGCAGCGACCGCTGTGGCCAGCGCATAACCCGCAGCCGACGCGATGCCCTCCTCGGCAGCCAGGGAACCGACCATCCAAACTGCTGTCTTGAGGAAGCTGGCGAATTCGGCGAGGGCCGGGAGTACTTTCCCGAGGCCGGCGAATCCGATAACGAACTTCGCGATCCCCTCTCCAGCTTTGGCGAGACCGCCACCAGCGAGATCCGCAATCAGGGGAATGGCGATCTTCGCGAGTTGGAGGCCCGCCAGCGCCTCGAGAGCCAGCTTCAGCGCGTGGGCGTGCGTCACCGCGAATTCGAACGCCGCGCCCGCAGCATTGATTGCTGTCGTAAGCTTCTGTCCGAACTCCTGCGCCAGCTTCGGAATGTCGAAGTCCTTACCAAGGTCCTGCAACCGCTCGGTCAACTTCAGCAGCGCGGGAAGAATTGCAGCCGTAAGCTGGATACCGAAGCCGACCTGCGCAGCGTGGAGCTGCGTCAGCACCTCGTGGTACTGGTGCGCCTTCGCCGCCGTGTCGCCGCCGATTACCAGCCCGAAGCGCTTTGCCTCCTCGGAGAGCCGCGCCTGGTTCTTCCCCAGCTCGTTCAGCATCGGGATCATGGCCGCGCCAGCCTTGCCGAACAGAGCCATCGCGAGAGCGGTCTTGCCCGCGCCGTTCGCCATCCCGGAGAACTTGACGGCGACCTCGGTGAACAGATCCGAGGTGTCTTTCAGGTGGTGATTGGAGTCGGTTACGGAGACACCCAGGCGACCGAAGATCCGCTGAAGCCCGGCGTTCCCGTTCTGCGCGCCGAAGGCAGACTTCGCCAGCTTCTCCATTCCCTTGGCCATGTCATCGACCTCGACGTGGCTGATGCGGGCCGCGTACGCCAGCGCGGAGAACTTCTCGACCGTGGTGCCCGTGGCCTGCGACAAGCGGCTGAGCGAGCCGATGGTGGCGATGCTGGTTTCGACAAGCGCTACCGTGGCCGCAGCCAGCCCGGTTGCGAGAGCCAGCCCCGCGGTGCCGATTTTCTCAAGCGAGCGTTTGATGTCGTTCGCGCTCTTCGCGGACAACTGGCTCATCTTGTCCATCGACTGGCTGAACGAGGCGGTGTTCGCCTTCAGATCGATAGTGAGTGTTCCAACGACTATGCTCATGGTTTGTCCGCAGGTTTGTTCTTCGGGAATCGCGAGAATGCGGCCATCACGTCTTCGCCGGTGAGCCCGTCATCGTCCTTTGGGGGAACCGGATGCAGCATGAAGGACTCCGCTTCGAGCGGCTCATCGGGACGGCAGAAGCTGAAGTTGGCAGTTGTGGAAGCGATGATTCCGACGAGCAGCTCCTCGCGCTGCCACGTCTTGACCTGCCTCTTGAGGAGAGCGTGGACCTGGCGGGGTGTCATCTCCAGCCACTCCTCGGACGAGAGCCCGAGGTCGTGCCGGGCGATTGCCCAGGCGTCCAGCCATGTGCGCGGCGGATCTACTCTGCCGCTTTGGTAGGGCCCGCGGGATCGGCCTCCACTTCGCCCGGAGCCGGAAGCGCTGCAGCCCAGGCTGCGAGGATACCCCGCTGAATCGTCACGAGGTTGTGCGGAGTGATGAAGTCCCCGACCTCCTCGATCGTGTACTTCGCGCCCGCGCGCTGCAACGCCAGGAACAACAGGGCGCGCATCAGCTTCGCGGAAGGTCGCACGAGGTTCGCGTCCCCGGAGAGAACGTTCAGCCCGGTCAGGTCCTCGCACTCGATGAGAATGTTGTGCGTAATGACGATAGGCCAGGTCTTACCGTCGAGAAGGATCTCCACCTTCTGGACGAGTTTGTCAGCAATCTTTCTCACCATGGGCTTAGACCACCGTTTCCGTGATGTTGCCGGTGATCTGAATGTCTGCGGCGAAGTCGATCTTCTTGTTCGGTTCAAACGGCCCCGTCTCGTATTTGGCGATGAAGCCGAAGCCGATTGCCGTGTACACCTGCGTGCCCTTGTTGATCGGCGACGTGATCTTCCACGGAAACACCGACTGGGTCTGGGCAAGCTGGCTGATGTTGAGCTGGCTGGTGTCGCCGGTGAAGTTCCCGGAGAGCGCGATCGTACCAGGCTTAATCAGGCCGGGGATCATTTCCTCCGTTGCGTTAGGCGACTGGAGGTGTGTCGTATCAATCGCGGGAATCGAAAAGTTGGACGGCTTGATGCTCGCCAGCTCGGCCATGGGGGTATAGTCGGAGGGGCTCGCATTGTCGCCAATGGAGAGCGTTGCCAAGTAACCGGTGTTCGCTTTGGACTGCATTTGTGGGACTCCTTTTAGGTCTGGGTAAACCAGGTTTCGTACTCAAGAATTCGCCGTGACGTTCGGCCAGGGTCATCGAAAAAATCGACTACGTTCGTTCGAAAGCAGCCATGGACGGGTGTTGCGTCGGGGTCCGGGAGGACGCCGTTGTAGCCGCTCAGAACGTCGTCAATGGCTCTCGCGAGGCGGATACAGTCGGCAGCAATCGCGCCGTCGCAGTTGATCTGGATTCGTCGCGAGATAAAACCGTGCTCGCCGGAAAGCGCATACGGCTCCATCTCCGAAACGGAGATGTAGGTCCAGAGCGGCAGCGCGTGATCCTTCGGCGCCTTCGCGAAGAAGCCGCTGCCCGGAGCAATCGCCTGGACCGCGGGCGACGCCTGCACGAGCATCACGAGTCCCTGTTCGATCATTTGTTGAGCGTTTCCACGCCCTCGCGGATGACTTCGGTAAACGCCTCAAGCGCGGCCTGGCTGGAGGAATCGAAACCCGGCCGCATGAAAGGCTGCGCCGTGCCGTGCACCGATCCGAACTCGACGAACATGCCCCATGTACCTGGCGAGTCCCTGCCTTTCGATTTGTCTTTCAGCGGGCCGACCGTGACCTTCCCCGACTCCTGCTTCGGCGAGAGAGAGATCTTCATCCCGATGGAATCGCGAAGCTCGCCCGGCTGCCGCCGTTTCGTGGCCACCTTCAGGAGCGGCGCGCGACTCTTTGCGCTGGCGACCATCAACTCGCCCCCGGCCTTCAGTGCCTTGCGGAGCGCGCGCTTCGCCAGCTTCGGCCCCGCCTGCGCGAGCGCGTCCTCGACCCCTTTGAGGCCCTGTACTTCAACCGTGATGTCCATGTGTTTGGTGGGCGGGAACCGCCCGGCTCTACAGGTTTTTGCCGATCGCGAGGCAGTTCAGCTTCAGCACGACGTCGAGTTCAAGAAGGTTCTCGACGGATTGAATCAGATACAGGCCGTTCAACGCCTGCACCTGCATGTTGGCGAGAATTCCCGCTTGCCACCAGATCGAGATGATCAGGAAGAGTTGGGTCGTCTCCTGGCCGGACTTGATGACATCCAGCCCGCGGACGGGCTCGATCTTCGCGTAACAGGTCACGAGCGGAGCCATCGCTACCGTGCCGCCAGACACATCCAACGAAGGCACCTGCCCGAGGATGGTGATCTGGTGGCGCATCTCGCCCGAATCCAGGGTGGGCCATTTCATGATGTTCCTTAGCACTCAGTTTCAGAAGTCCGTGCACGTATTCGTGGGCCAAGGACGTGGGTCGTTGGGCTACAGGTATTGCGGTTCGATGAACTGCGGGGCTCTCCGCCGCTCTGTGGTCTGGTGATGTCCGCGAATGCCTTCCTGTCCGCAAGGTCAGAATCCAACCAGTTTCAGAGTGGCGCGTCATCCACGTTTTTGAGGCCTGGTCCATTGGTCTAGCTGTTGTTCGGAACCTGAAATTTTCCAGAATGATCAGTATCTTCTTGACCTAGGGCCTGCATAACGTATACGATTGTTCTGCGCTCAGGAGGGCGCATATAGCATGCCTGCTGTAGCCGATCTTAATTCCGTTTTTATCGCTTGCGCCAATTTGCGCGAAGCGGAAATTGCTCTTAACGCGCTCCAAGCGTTCCGAGCGCTTCCTTCGTCTCCGCCTGAGGACGAACCTCCCAATCTCTCTGTTTCCGGCCTTTCGATGCGTATTGAAGCGACACTTCGCGTAACGCGGCTGCCGGAGTTGCCGATGTGTATCCTTCGGGCATTGGTCGGTGCTCGGCCCAACCTTTGGGTGTCGTATGACCCGACGCTGGTGGCTGCCGTTGAGAGTATTACGGGCAAGGAGGATGCTCGCAGACGTAGTGCAGCTGCTCTTCGGCATCTTTCGAGCTTGATGAAGGAACAGCTTCCAGCTTCCGACCTCGTCGGCTTTCACAAATCGATCGAAGTGCTGGCCTCTCGATCACGCACGGGCGGTGAGTATAGTTACCGCTTGACCGTCGACGGCCGTACGGCGGTAGGCCGGTTCCTCGCGTCTGCGAGTTAATTGAACAAGCCTGGAGCTAGCGTCGGCCGCCACTCGTAGAGCGGACCCGACCCTCCCTTTTGCCGATGGGCCGAGGATGCCCCGCTCGCGAATCTAAATGAAACCGAGTACTTAGCCGACGAGCTTCAGCGTTCCCTGAGAGAGCATCGCCGTAACGCCGAAGGGCAGCTCGCGCGTGGGATCGAAGTTCTTTTCGAACGGCAACCTGCCTGTGAACCAGTCGTTAATCAGCCACTTCATCCCGACCTTGATGGTTCTCCCGTCGGACTGCCAGAACACGGAGCCATTGGCGAAGCCGCTGGTGTAGCGGATGAGGATCGCGGAGGAGGGCCACGGCGTGAACACTGGCCACATCGAGTTATAGGGCGGCGTCACAACGCCAGGGCTCTTTTTCGTATCCACGATGTAGTCGATGTTCTGAGCCAGGGTGGTAACCAGCCCGGTGTTGTCAGTAGTCGTGAACAGGTCCACCGAGATGAGCGGCGCGCGCAGTTTGATGAAGTAGTCGAGCCAGAAATCGAGCGACAGGTCCCACTGCTTCTGTACCAGATCCCGGCCCTGCATATACTCGGCCTGGACGCGCGCGGCAGAGATCAGTTCGGTGATCAGTTCGTCTTCGTCCGGATCCGTCGGCGACCGCGCCGGGACCTTCAAAAACGACTTCACCTCGTCGAGGCTGAACGGCTCCACGAACGATTGCACTGGCGACGAGTCAGTAAGCGTGAGGCTTCCGTAGCTCTCCAGCCAGCCATAGAGGCCTCTATTTGGTCCGTAAATGCCCGAGCCTATGCCACCGAATTGCATGTTGTTGTGTCCTTCGCGCGGCTCCACTCCCGAAGCGTTTGAGGATCGCGGACCCACTGTTTCGTCTGGGCCAGGCGGTCGTACTGGACATGCCAACTCATCGCTCGCTCCACCGGATCGAAGCGAGGCACGCGCTCGGTGAGGACTTTTCGCGCGCCTTGTGCCGACGACCGGATGGGGTAGTGCTTCAGGATCAGCGGCTCCGGGCAAACACTCCGGTTCTCGAACTGCGCCTGGTGCCCGCCACTCGCGGCGAGCGAGACGCCGCCCCGGTTCTTCCAGGCCTTGATATGCGGAAGCCTGTTGTCCACGCCGTCTTCCGAGTAGTGGCGAAAATGCGCCTCGGGATCGCCCGCATACAGCTCATCGACCGGGTGAAAACAGAACACTCTGTGGTCTGCTGCGGTGTACCCGTCCCCGTCCATCCGGGCGAGAGCTTCGAGTAGCGACTCATCGGGCCGGGAACTTCGCCGGATCTCGTCGGCGTCGTGATGGATACACCAGGACGCCCGCGAAGCCTTCGCCAGCACTTCGATTCGGTGAAGGAGCTGACGCCATCGGTAGATACCTCCGTCTCCACCGCACGGAAACTGCTCGAACCCGGCAAGAGGAAACTGCTGCGCTATCTTGTCGCTTCCATCCGTCGACCAATTGTCAATCACATGCACATCGATACCCTGTTTGAGCAGGTGCTCCAGCGTCCACGGCACAATGTCGGCTTCGTTGAAGACGCACATGAACGCCGTCACCGAGAAGAGCGGATCAGAAGGTACCAACGCGCGCTCCTTCCGATGCTCCCCACTTCTCTGCGAACAGCTTCAGGTTGGGCTGATAGTTCCCCGCCGACAGTGCCCGTCCAC